CTTCCGCATCGGCAATGGTGCCGTTCATCTCCAGCATCTTTTGGCCGAGCTGTTCCACCCGTGCCACCCCTTCGCGCGCCAAACTTTTGGTGAATTCTTCGTGTTCTTCGCGCGCGTCTTCTGCTTTTGATTTGTACAGAACCAATGCTGCAATGAGCGCGCCGATGGCTGCCGCCGCTATCACGTACGGGTTCTTTAGCACGGCGATGTTCAGGCGGTTCTGCGCAGCCGTGGCCGTGTTCGTCGCTGCTGCTTCCAATGCTTTGGCCGCCGCCGCCGCTGCGATGGCACCACGTATGGTGGTGTATGCACCGACCAGTTGGCCGACCACAATCAAGGTCGGACCTAAAACAGCCAGCAGGCCGCCGGCAATTACCACAAAACGTTTTGTGCCTTCGCTCCAACCTTTGATACTGTCCGCCGCGCGTTGCACAAAACCGACCAATGGCCGCAATGCTTCGCTGATGATTTTGCCAAAATCTTCGGACAGGTTGCCGATTTCGTTGGCCAGCTGCGTGTAGGGATCCGTCTTCGCAGCTGCTTCCGCCGCGCCGCCGAACTGCGTTTCAAGTTCCTTAAGGATGACGGCCTGCGCACCGGCAACGTCGCCTGATTCCTGCAGCGCTTCGATTTGCGCTTTCTGTTCGGCCGTGAACTGCACCCCGGCGCGGCCCAATGCTTTGACGCCTTTGATGGGATCGTTAAGCGCTTTGCCCACCTGGATGGATGCCGACGTCAGGTCGGTGCCCAAACGTGTGGACATGTTCAGGATGGCTACCTGCGCTTTGTCGAATTCCGTTCCTGTGACATTCGTGAACGTCAGCAGGTTCGCCGTGACTTCCTTCAGGATTTGGTCGTCGTCGAACAGCGACATGCGCTGCAGGCCGGCGGCCATTTCCTCCAGCTGTGCCACGGATTTTCCGGCTGCGCCGCCTGTGGATTTGACGGCCGCATCCACCTGCGCCAGCGCCTTTGCGCTGTCAACGAAATTCTTTGTAGCCACCGCGCCGAATGCTGCAATGGGTGCAGTCAGGCCGATGGACAGTTTGGTGCCTACGTCGGTCAGCGCATCGGATGTGGCGCGCAGTTTGCGGCCAACTTCGCCCAACGCTTTGTCCAGCTGTTTGGTGTCGGCGCCAAATATGATACTTAAGGCGGCGTTACTCTTTGCCATTTTGGTTCAGTTTAGCGGCCATCTGCGCGAACAGATTTTCGTGTTTTGGCGTGATGGGCTTTGCTGGCGCCGCGCGTTTCTTCGCCGTATGGTACGGGTTGAAATCGGACCATTCGTACGCCTTCGCGTTTTTTTGACGGTGCAGGTTTGCCCACATCGACATCATAGCCGACGTGTGCATCCATTGCAATTCGTCCTGGAATTCGTAGCTGCGCAGCATGACCATCACTTCGCCGAAGGTACTACGCCAAAATGTGTCGGGTTCACGGCCGCGCAGCAGCCATGCCACGTACAGGTTTCTGATGGTCAGCGGTTCGTCGCTGCCATCACCGTCGGTCATTTTTTTTTATCGTCCAACTGCAACGATTGCAGCACACGTTCGCTGATGGCCTGCCATTCGATGCTGCCGAACATGGCCGCGAACTTTTCATAAGACATCGGCAGTTCCCGATCATGCAGAACAGCGGCCGTGCGCACGCCACACCAAACTAATTTGGGCAGCGCGCGCAGGGCTTTCTGTTCCATCAACAATTGCAAATCCGCCAGCTGCGCCTGTTCTTCCTCCAAGAATAAGTTGAGAGCATACAGGTTTAGAACTACGTCTACGGAAACGGTGTCCGTCAAATCGACTTGAAATTCGCCGCGCAGCTGGTTTGCCATTAGGGGTTCAGGTTAAAGGTTGCTTTCGACGTGTCCAAAATAGCTTTGTACACCGTGCCATCGCCTTCGAAGTTAACGCTGAAAGATGCCACCTCGTTCAGGCCGGCAGTTTCTTCGTAGCTGGTGATGTATCCTTTCCCCCAATACATGATGTCACCGTCGAGGCCGGTGGTCCATGCCAGCTTGATTTTCGTTTTTGCTTTCCACAGCGTGAACAGGTCGGCCGCCGAACGCACAGAAGAAGACAGGCCGTATTCGACCAGGCCGTCGCACGACATGTTCCAGCTCAATGAGCTGGTCAGGATTTCGCGTTCGCCGTCGTTGTCTTTGGTGGTGGCGTCAATGACTTCCATGCTGCCGCTGAACGTGCCGGATGTCGCGCAGGCAACGATTTCCCACGTGTCGTTTTCCGAAGTGTTGTCACCGTAGGTGCCGCCGCTGAACGTGCCGCTGTTGGCGGATTCGTTCGAAATAAAAATGCCGATCGCGTTGGACCGGATTTTGCCAGTAGTTGCCATGTCTATAAAATTTCAAAGGGTTTCAGTTGGTGAAGTTCGGGAAAATCGCCGACCACATTTGTGGGTGGAAATCGGTCCGGTTTCCGCGCGAATCCGTGGAACGTGTTGATGTTCACATCGGATTTTAAATCCACAATTAGCGGCGTTTCCGTCTTCAGCAGGTAGGTCAATTCGTCGGTGCATCGGCTGATGTTCGTGCGGAATGATGCGTCCATACCTGACATCAGTTCGTAATCATAGCACCGGTTCAGGTGTTTCTGCGAATGTTCCAGCAGGTAGCGTTTGGTGCAGCGCCCAACATTCGACTGACCACGGCCGGCAAACAGGTTGGTTTCGCCTGTCTTCGAGTTCACGATATAGAACTGATTGTGTGCCACCCATGCGCGGCCGGCCTTAAGCTCCTTTGCCATCAGGTCGGCCCAATCATTCCGCAGGATGTTGTCGCTGCAGTATTCCATGAAATAGTCAAATTCCATGTGGCGCAGCATGTGGCGTGCGCCCATTTCAAATTTGCGTCCTACGGGATGGTTGCTGCATTCAAAATGGTGGTAGTCCCGTTTCTTGCATACGGCCGCCAGGCCAGGGTCGTCGCCGATGACGCACACCTGCGTTTCAATGCCGTGGCGCAGCAGCTGGCCGCGCACCCGGTCCAGCGCATCCATGGCAATGTTGCGAATTTTGATTCGCTTCCAAACGGGAAAATGTATGGCGACCTTCATTTCGATTTGCGCTGTGTGATATACCATTGGCCAGCGATGCAATGCACCGTGATGCCATCGTAGGAACGATCCATGGTGGCCGATGCGCTGCCGTCGATGGTCACGCCGCTGTCGCCTGCGTTCGGACGCAGCACCACCGTCCTTTGGTTAGACAGGTTCGGTCCTGTCTTCAGACGTATTTCGCGGCCGGAACTGCTGCCTGCTGCCGGCAGGTACATGTTGGCGACGCCAGTTCCCGATGCTACTTTGTAGTTTAAAAATATCAGGTGGTCATCGGATGCAACGGACAGCGTTTCGCCGCCGTCTAATGCCACCACCTTCGGTTCGCTGAACACCGCGCCGTAGATGTTCAGGTTCCGTGTGGCATACCAATAGCCCGTGTCAAATTCCAGCCGGCTGTAGTTCAGCGGCGCGTAGGCAATGACGTCTGTGATGTCGTCCAGGTACAGCGCGCCCAAATCGGCCAGCGCCTGCGGCACGGTGATGTTGTCACGCGACAGCTTCACTTCGTATATCATGGACTGCGTGAACAGGTCCGTGGCTTCGAACACGTCGGTGGCCTGGTTCACGAAACGGATTTCGGCGATGTTGTTTCCAGAATATCCATCGAGCGCCGCGCGCACCAGCACCGCCAGCGCGTTCGCGTCCTTCGGTTTGTCTTCGATGACGGTCACTTCCACCGTGTGGGTGTCCATGTTGCTGGTGGTGTCGTGCGTGTCGGCCGGATCCGTGCCGGTGAGCTGCACCACGATGGCCGGAATGGTCGCGCCCTCCAACCTTGACAGCGGGTAAATCCGGTCCGCCGTGGTAATGGCGATGACGTTGGCGTCCGCCTTCAGAATATCAATCACCAGGTTAATCATGCGAAACCGTGTTTGCGTTTGAATCTTGACAGGATGGGTTGGAATTGGCGTTCAAACCTGTCCACCGTGGCCGCTGTTTTTTTCTCCATGACCTGGCCGTAGATGTCGTGTCCGCCAAATCCCGGATGCCGTATGCCGGCAATGCGGTGCAGGTAACCCGTCTTCGCGTTTTTAACAATAAATCCGCCTTTGCCGGTCAACCTACGTCCGCCGCTGCTTCCAAACAGCAACGGCCGTGGCCGCTTCGTGCCGGTTGTTTTTCCCAAACCACCAATGCGCAGGCCAGCTTTGCTGCCTTGCTGCAACAGGTGGTTGTATTTGTTTGGGTTTGCAATGGCCGGCGCCGATTGCGACATGTGCGGTGCGCGTTTGGTAATGCTGAATTTTCGGTTGGCCGTTCGAACTACCGCGTACGGGCCGAACTGCTGTTTGCGTCCGCGCACCACCTGCTGCGCCTTTGCCCAACTACCTGAATTTGCTACCTGGTTGCCTATGCTTACGGCCTCTTTTTTCAATTCCTGCGCGGCATTGACGAACGCTTCCTGCACGGGTTTGCGCCGCATTTCTTCGGGCAAATCCTTCAGCGCAGATTGCAGCTGTTTGAATGCGGTTTGGTCAATTTGGAACCTAATCATTAGTTGCGCAGTTCCGTGTACAGGATTTGACCTTCGCGCCTGCCGAGTTCCTCAACGCCCACGACGTAATAGAGCAGGCCGCCGTAGGAAATGCGCATCGTGGCATTCACGCCCGACAGGTAGCGAATGGTGAACTGCGTGCGGTTGATGGCCGTCTGCCGGTTCGCTTCCACCGTTTCGCCTGCGCCTTTGTCCAGCTTCGTCGCCCACACCGTGGCGAACGTGGTCCATGCTATGGCATCGTAGTTCCAGTCATCCTTCGTGGCGGTGGGCTGTTGAATTACCACACGCCGATCCATGCGG